AGGTTCACGTTCAATTTTATCGCTGCTTAACTTAGTTTTAAGCACCATATCAGGATCATGCACTAGATCTGCTAATGCTGTTACTGCTGGTGTGATGAGTTCAAGTTCACGGCATTTGGCTTCAAGTTCAGTAATGCGCTGGTCCTTTTCCGCCGACGCCTCACGGTACTGCTGCTCCAATACCTGCCTTGCTTCGGTGTACTTGCCTTGAGATTCAAGGGCAGTTTGCTCGGCTTGGCGCTTGAATTCCAACAGTTCATCTACATTGACACCATCAGGTATGGCCTTAGCTTGTGCTACGGCTTTTTTATAGTCATCTAGCAATTCAGCATTCTTGCGGCGTAAAGCCTCTAGTTCTGCTTGGATTGCTTGTGTGTCGGGAGCTGTTGATTGTTCTTCGGTCATTTTGTGCAAATCGTTTGCAATCTTATGTTATCAGTTACCACTTAACTTTGTCAGCCCAATAAGCAGCACTCATTTTACTTTTTGGGTTTGCGACTTTTGCCAGCTTTAGCGTAGGCAATCGCTGCTGCTTGCTTAGGTGGTTTGCCAGCTTTGATTTCAGCCTTAATGTTCGATTGAATCATGTCCTTGCCTTTACCTTTCTTTAATGGCACCGTAACGCTTGCGGAGGTCATCTAATGATAGCTCCGACCCATCGTCACGTACGAGCTTTGCCATGGCATCCCGGGCGCCATGCTTTTCAGCTAATTTATTGAAATAAACTACTTTATCTTTGCCTAATACTTCTTCCTGCACTGAGCGCGGTTGATCTTTTAACCATTGGCCATAGCTTGTATTAACTGGCACTGGACCATCTTTACTGGCGCGTGTTGCAACTGTTGATGGTGGCAATATGTCTGAGTCAATGATTGGTACCGTTGTACTGCGACAATTAAAATGTTGTGGTGGCATCGGCCCTTTGCCATACTCAAACTCACGGCCATCTAATGCGCGGCACCTAGCGCTAGTCCTAGTGTCAAGCGTTGCGATGTATCGATATTTTTTGGTAATGTCTTGGTTCGCTTCATATACCTGCTGGCTGGCAGCATTAGCAACTTGATTAATGCTTGTACGTACAAGCGCCATTATCTGGTTATCAGCTACCGCAGTCAGTTCACCGCCTGCGGCTGCTAACTGACGTGCCGTTTTTGCGGTTTCGCCAAATTGCAATTGCCCAATCAATCGCTTTGCAATATCAGGTGTGGTTTCACCTGTTAGCAAGCCATTACGCACCACCTGCCCAAACCGCTCAGCTTGATCAACTGCAATACCACGGAACGCTTTGCTTACTACCTCACCGTTAGGCAGCGTAATCGTTGCACCTTGGGCAGCAGTAAGGCTAAACGTTTGTGGTGCACCTTGTACGGCTGCAAATAAATCATCCGATAATGCCACCACATTTAGCTGTGTTGGGTCAGTTGTAACTACTGATTGCGCAAATTGCGGGCTGATCTCAACGGTATTGACTGCACTGCGTGCGCCTGCTGGTAATGCCTTGCGCAGTTGTTCGGTAACAAAATCAGATTGCAGTTCTGCTAAACCTTGCAGTTCGGTAGATAGTGCAGTAATACTACTGCCCGACCATGTATTAAGGCTGTCTTTAAGCTGGGCTAATATCGCACGTAACCTTGCTGCTTTTACTGGTGCTGCTAACTCATCAATCGTTCGCAGTTGATTTACAGCATCAATAATAATATCATTATAAGTTGTAATTACTTGACGCCCTACACTATTGCTATAACGGTTTAAATCAATCGCGTTACGAAATAGGGCTGCCGGTATCGTCATTCAGCCCTCCATTAGCAGTGGCGCTTAGTTCTTCTTCTACATCAAAATCATCGCCCAATACCTCACCATCTGCTAACTGTTGCAATAATGTTTCTTGCGTGATAGTGCCAGCGGTATAAAGCTGTAATAATGCTTGGATCTCAGCAGGTTCTAGCCTTGCGCCAATAAAATCGCGATTTACCAAGCAACTGCCAGCCGCTTCACTGGTGCCGAGATATTCAGCATGAAAGCGTAAGCAGTTATCAATCATGTCTTGCATATTCTGCGCAATTACCATCATTGTGCTATCGCCTTGGCTGCGGTCAATGCGCTTTGCTTCTGCTGTTTCGGCTGATAACTTTTGCCCTAATACGGCGCTTAAACCCAGCTCATTAATCTGCCCTGCAAGCTGCTCTAGCCGCTTGAATTGGTACTCAAAACTGGCACCGCCTGGTTCTATAAATTCCGCCCTTCCATTTTCGGGAAAGGCTATAGCCTCTCCTGGACCTGCTGATACCTCTTCCGCTGCTGACGGGAAGCCAAAGAATGCCAACATCGGCACTGCTGATATATGTAGCTGGTTGTCAAGATCTGATTGTATTTGATAAGTTTTAAGGTTTAGTTCTGCAATATCTTCTAATGGTGGCCTTGATTCTAAATAACCAACGCGGTTGCAGTATGCAACGCTGAATGGTATCTCGCTAAGGCTTGTATTGCCTTCTTCTACAATTTTAAACTCGCTGTTATCTTGCTTTTGATGTAGCTCATATGCGCCTGGTGTCAAGACGCGAACCTGCTGCACTGCCTTCTCACCGTAATCGCCATCAGGCACAATCACTGATTCCAGTAATCGCAACATCGTAAGTTGCTGCTGCCCGTCTTTTGCTTCAGTACGCCAACCTAATATTTGCCGTGGTGTGTAGGTGCACCAATACGGCCTGCCGCCATCTGATGGTGCATCAACTAGTGTCCCAATGTGGCCGTAACGCACCAACTTGCGTGCAGTTTCATATGTCCAAACATTTAGATCATTACCTTGCAGATCTACATCGAATAGTTGTTCCCGTATGTTGTCGCTGGTATCATTTAACCTGACAGGCTTACGTGTTAACATCCCTGCTAACATCCGCTCAAGCCGTTGGTAATAAGGCGGGCATACGCTACGTGCTAGGCGATTATCATAAGACTCATCCTGTTCGCGTGGTTCCTGCGGCAGGTAGCGGCGGTGCCTGCGCCTCATCCCGTAGGTGCCGCCCATTAAATCTTCAATCAGCATCCAATGCGGCTCTTGCGCATACCATGCAGTATTTGGATCGTGAACGCGAGTGACCTTACGGTCAGCAGTAGGCCGGTCGTAGAAATTAAAACCTGTGTACATGCGACCGGCCTATTTGCTTATAGTTTAGCCTTGATAACCGTCCTCACCGCGCCATCAGGATCAATGGCAATCACATGATGAACACGCGGTTCATTGCCTTTAGGCTTTAGCAAACGGCCAACAGCCGTTACTTTAGGCTTCTGCATCAGCTTCCTCCTCTTCTTCTGCTTCTTCAATGCAAGCATCAATCACTAACCGCTGCTGCACATATTGCAATGCACCAACAACTTCAATGACTGACAGGTCTTGCTCTGCAATCAAAGCATCAAGTTCTTCAAGAAACGTTTCCATATGACTTCAATGTGGACTTCGCTAGCTTAGCGCATAGGGCGTTTTGCGGCTTTAGCTGCTGCCTTGCCTTTAGTGTTTGCGCGATCGCGATAGATAGCCGGGTATTTTTTAGCGTTTAAGTTTGTCCCTGGTTTTACTTTTGCTGCCACGCTAGCGTCACGCCTTGGCTTGCCCTTGATGGCGTTAGGGCGTTTTGCGGCAGGGCCTGAAACGGGCTTATCACCACGGCCACCGGCGCGTTTGCCCATGATGGGCCTTGCTTGCATACGTGTAATTTGATCGCCGTAGCTTTTGCTTTTTAATTGGAGCGAACTAATTGAGCTTCCAGTTTGAATTTTTTGCAATGGATTTGTTTCTTTTTTAAGGCCTGCCCTTAAGCTTTTTGTTCTTTGATCAGTTAATTGCTTATCACTTTTAAACATAGCTAAACGATTTGCAGCCGCTGAATTAGGTGCAAAGGGTACGCGCTTGGTGGCTCTCATTTGGCCTTTAGGTGCCTTGGTTGCTTTTGCGGGTTTAGCAGTCGGTTGTTTAATGCCTTTGCCCGCTGCAGTCATACGGATTGGATCAGCCCCTGCAGTGAGTTTTTGATACTCACCTAATAAGCCACGTTTGTTTAGCGCTCTGTTAACAATCCCTCCGCGTTTATTGTTTCTTTGGACTTGCCTCATCCCTTCGTCCAAGCCAACCTTATCTACCTGTATGGAAGCCTGCCGTTTGGCAAGTTTGCCCATAATCCGATCAGCTTGCTGCAGCGTTTGAGTTTTGGTCTTCCCCTTTGGCGCTGCTTTTGCGGTTGTTGGCTTAGCTGCTGCCTTACTTTGCCCAATCTTCCCAGCGGCGCCGGGGTCGCGCTTTACCTTGCCAGCCACGGTGCCGCTTGGCTTGGCTGCTGCTTTGGTGGTGGCCCGAGGTTTGCGGATTCTTGCAAAATCTCGTGATGGTGCTGCTTCTGATGCAAACTTATTACGCATTAACCTAGGGCCACGAGCATTTGGATTGGCTGCCCACTTTTTACCTGCCGTGATATTTGGTAACCCTTTGCGGGTCATTATTGGCTCGCCTTTTGCGTTGATAATTGTCGCTGAATTTGCTCTGACAATTGCAGTTCGACCGCCTCCTAAAGCAGCACGCCGCACGCGGCCACTTTGTTCTGTTACAAACTTGGGTGATTTTGCTTTGGTAGAAGGCGCTGCTGCCTTACGCTGCGCAACCTTGCTAGCGGCGGCTGGGTCGCGTTTTAGCTTGCCTTTGATGGTGCCGGCTGCTTTAGTGCCACCTGCTTCCATTGTCTTAGTTTTACGTTTATTGCCTTTAGCTGTTAGCAGCCGCCCACCTCTAGCCGTTGCGCCTGTACCAGTGCTAGCAAACCTGCCGTTATTGTCACGTGTGTACTTACGAGTTTTGCCTCCGCCTCCACCGCCACCCTTACGGCCTTTGCCTCCCTTAGCCATAAGTAGTCCTCCAGTATTGCCTCAGTATATTCGGATCCCTGTACCGCGCCCAGCCCCAGCGTGTAGCGGGTTGAACTCACGCCATACTAGATAGCCCAATGCGTCTGTCATGTGGTCGTGCCCGCCCTCTTTATCTGGCGTGCCGTTATCGTTATAGCATTGTAACTCTAAACATTCGATC